ATGATACGTATGGTAAAGAGCGAATTCATCTTGCACATCGTAACGGATCGTTTCAAGAATGGTTTCCTAACGGTGACAAAGTAGAAAAGATTACTAAAGACAACTACGAAATCGTGATGGGTAATGATCGTGTTTATATCATGGGTAAATGTTTTGTGACGGTACAAGGTGATGCAGAAGTTTATGTAAAACAGAATGCTACAATTAAAGTCGATAAAAATGTCACCGCAACTATTGGTGAAAACTTGTCAGCGACAGTAAATAAAAATGCAACTTTGAAAGTCAGCGGAAATTTTCAAGCGGATATTGGAGGTACGTGTAAGATAACATCGGGTGGTAATATGACATTCAAGGCACCTAGAATCGATCTGAACTAACATGGCACACGAATTTGTAATTCTTGTAAATGGTGAACTGAAAACATATACAAGATATGAAGATATACCAGATAGATTTGATAATGTAATTAAGTTTTTACCCGAAATACCTGATGCACCGCATACTCACGAACAGCATGAAGAAATGGATGCTTGGAGTGACAAATTGAGAGAACTAATGAAAAGAGAAACGAATGCTAACCAGTAATATTAGCATTACTATTTCTCCTGTTGGAGCGTCGAATTCGGAGATACTTCAAACAACTAGAGGAATAAGAAGTGTAAATGCATTGATAACTGCTAATGCAAATGTAGGAGAAATTTTACAATCCGTAACAGCAACAATAGACACATCGGAACCAGGAGTCAGAATTATTCCAGCAACGAATTCAGTTTCTATTGTTGGAACTTATGTTGATCCGTTTGAAGATTTTTTTACTTACATAGAAAGAGGTAGTAGCAATTTAATCGAAACACCTAAAATTGCTAGAGGTGCATCAAGACTACCTCCAAATAAAGATTTTTACGAACTAGATCAGGACCAAAGATTACTGTCTACAAGAACTTATACGGTTACTGTTTCTACGAGTTTAGCCACAAACAATTTTACAGTCACACATAATATAATAAACGATTTGGATAGCATTTCTACTTTCGTTGGTTCATACTATAATTAGGAGAGACTATGCCTGCTGCAACAAGAATTGGAGACTCAGACGTTGCTCACTGTTCCGGAATGGTAAGAGCAGCCGGTTCAGGGAACGTTTTTGTGAATGGAAGACCCTGGTCAAGACAGGGTGATGTGAACACCGTGCATTTATTGCCTGGTTCGCCATGTCCAGCACACGCCGCTGCTATATCTTCAGGTTCTTCAACCGTAAAAGTCAACGGTAGAGGTGCTGGCCGTGTTGGAGATTCAATATCTGGTTGTACCGCTGTGGCTTCCGGATCATCAAATGTTTTTGCAGGTTGAATAAATAAAAGATGTCAACTACAATTACGTCTAACGAACCAAAAATTCAGTCCGAACGATCTTATAGAGATTTGGATTTGAATTTTACAGTGCATCCTATAAAGAAGGATATAAATCGTCATATAAATGAAAAGGCGATTATCAACTCCGTAAAAAACCTAGTTTCGACTAATTTTTATGAGAGACCTTTTCAGCCAGAGTTGGGGTCAGCAATTCGGGCTCTATTGTTTGAGCCAGTCGATTCAGTTTTTGGTGCTTCAATAGAAAGACGTTTATTTGATGTTATCAATAACTATGAACCTAGAGTTTCAGTAGAATCAATCGTTGCGATTCCTGCTCCAGACGAAAATGGTTATAGAGTTTCAATGACTTTTTATATTGTTAATTTGCCTAATCCAATTACAATTAATTTCTTTTTAGAGCGTATAAGATAAAATGGCTGAACCACTACAAGTTACCGAACTTGACTTTGATCAAATCAAACAAAATCTAAAGACCTTCTTAAAAAGTCAGTCTGAATTTACCGACTATGATTTTGAGGGTTCTGGTCTAAGTGTCTTGTTGGATATTTTGGCATATAACACACATTATAATGCTTACTATCTAAACATGGTTGCTAACGAAGCATTCATGGACACCGCTTTATTACGTGATTCGGTTATATCACACGCTAAAGTCTTAGGGTATGTTCCTTATTCTAGAAAAGCTCCACGTGCAACAATTAATTTCACTGTTAATACGGCCACAAACGTCGCAAGCACACTAACTGTACCAAAAGGTTTTTCTTTTTTATCGAATGAAATTGATGGCGTCAGTTACAACTTTGTGACTTTAGAAGAGGTAAGAGTAACTAAATCGAACACAGACTTTTCATTTTTAAATTTACCAATATATGAGGGTCAGTTAGTAACATACAATTTTACTCACGACCAGACAACAAATCCAAAACAAATATTTTCACTTCCGGATACAAATGTTGACACATCGACTCTGTTTGTTTCCGTTCGCAATTCAATTTCAAATACAGATTCGGAAATTTATACCTTAGCTGAAGATGCCTCGGTTACTACGACAAACTCCAACGTTTTCTATCTACAAGAAAATAGAGGTGAAAGATATGTAATTTATTTTGGCGATAATGTAATTGGCAAAAAACTGCCTAATGGTGCAGTGGTTAGTGTCACGTATTTGATTACAAATGGCACAGCAGCAAATAAAGCAAATAACTTTGTCGCCACAGGAGTTCTTGCAGACTCTTTGGGTAATGCACAAACAGATTATATAATTGACCCTGTGAGTGAAGCCTCTGGTGGTGCTGAAAGAGAATCTGTGGATAATATCAAATTTTCCGCACCATTACAATTTACTACACAAAACCGTTTGGTAACATTTTCTGATTATGAAACATACATTCAAAAAAGTTACCCATCTTTAGACTCAGTTTCCGTTTGGGGTGGTGAAGATGAAACACCACCAAAGTTTGGTGTAGTTTATGTTGCGTTAAAACCAAAAATTAATTATTTCATTTCAGAGGCGGAAAAACAACGCATTGTAGATGATATTATTAAACCAAAAGCAATCGTTGCTATTCAGGCAGTGCTGCGTGATCCAGAGTACCTATATTTGTTGATTTCACCTACAGTAACTTATAACCCAATCAAAACTATTTTTACTGAAGAACAGTTAAAAACGGCAATAAGAACGGCGATTTTAAACTACAAAACTACCAATCTTGATAAGTTTAATTCTCAATTTATTATTTCAAAAGTTCAAGATGCAATTGACTCTGTTGACACAAATGCTATCATTGGTTCGGGTGTGTCTGTTCGTTTGCAAAAAAGATTTTCACCATCTCTAAACTCTTCTACACCTTACACGATTAACTTTAATACTCAACTGCGTAGAGGTACAATTGGTAACAAGTTGTCTTCAACAACATTTACTGTAGCAGATTCACAAGGCATTGATCGTGAAGTTCAGTTTGACGAAATACCACAATCGTTTTCTGGTATCTCTTCTATTCAAATAACAAATCCTGGTGCCGGGTATTCTTCTCAGCCGATAATTACAATTGAGGGTGACGGCTTTGGTGCTAATGCTTCAGCAACTATTGTAAATGGCCAAGTTCAGAGCATTGAGATGATTAATCGTGGGATTGACTACACACGTGCTACTGTTAAAATTACTGGTGGTGGAGGTTCTGGAGCCACGGCCGTTGCTGTTATTGATGGTCGCATTGGCACAATTCGTACCGTTTATTATGACTCCTTTGCACAAAGACAAGTTGTTGATGATAATGCTGGAGAAATTGATTATGATTCAGGTACTGTTAAGATATCTAATTTACTCATTAAAAACGTTCAGTCGGTTGATGGTGATGTTCGAATTTCAATTGAAGCGGAAAAAGGCATTATAAGTACAGTGAAAAACACCATTATTACAATAGATCAAGAAGACCCAATATCAATTAGTACAACATTAGAAACTGTATAATGTCAGTAGATTTAAAAACATCAATACTTGTAAATCGTCAAGTACCCGAATTCGTTCGTGACGAATATCCAAAGTTTGTTGCCTTTTTAGAGGCGTATTATGAGTTTCTTGAGACTCAGGCGAACACTTCTATTTCTTCGAACAATCTGGTTACAACTGCAAAAACTCTAAGAAACATTAGA